GGCACGTCGGCTACGGCGATTGTCACCAACAGCGCCGCGAGCGGCAAGGTTCTCAAGGTGAACGCGCTTTACGTGTCGAACGTGGATGGCACGAACAACGCCGAGATTACCGTTGACCTGTTTCGCTCGTCCGTCGCCTATCGCATCGCCTACACGGTGGTCGTGCCTGCGGACGCAACGCTCGATGTTATATCGAAATCGATATACCTCGAGGAAGGCGACAGCCTTCGTCTGACTGCGAACGCGACCCTCGACCTCGAAGCCGTCTGCTCCTACGAAGAGATTTCGTAATGATCAACAACGGGGGCATCATCGGTCCCAAGAAGACGCCGACAACGTCTTCTGCATCTGGCATGTGGAGCCTGTTTGAGCAGGCCACTGCACAGAAGGGCGGAATCTGGCCCCCGCTGACTAATGCTCCTCCGTCCGTTGAATATCTTGTGGTCGCCGGCGGCGGCGGCGGCGGGTATGGCGGCGGCGGCGCGGGCGGATATAGAACGGCAAGTGGTCTTTCTGTTACGGCGGGAACGACATACACGGTCACTGTGGGTGGTGGCGGCTCCGGGGGCCGAAACAGCGGCAGCAATTCGGTCTTCTCAACCATCACATCCACCGGCGGCGGCGGCGGTGGCAATAGAACTGGCGGAGACCCTGAGTGGATTGGTTTGAGCGGCGGCTCTGGCGGCGGCAGCGATTTCGGCAATGGCAGCGGCAGCAATAGCGGCGGATCAGGAACGGCGGGTCAGGGCAATAACGGCGGCGGCGGCGCGAGCGATGACATAACCTATCGCTCTGCTGGCGGCGGCGGTGGTGCGGGGGCTGCTGGTCAGAACAGCGGGAATGCTGGCGGAAACGGCGGCAATGGTTTGTCATCGTCCATCTCCGGCTCGTCTGTGACGTATGCTGGCGGTGGCGGTGGTGGTGGATCGACCATTCCGAGCGGATTTGGCTCTGGTGGCTCCGGCGGTGGTGGATCTGCGGGCAGCGCAGGCACGGCGAACACGGGCGGCGGTGGCGGTGGCACGAGCGGAAACACCGGCGGCGCTGGCGGCTCCGGCGTGGTGATCATCCGCTATTCCGACACGTATGGCGCGGCGTCAGCAACGACAGGTTCGCCCACCGTGACGGTCGCAGGCGGCTATCGTGTTTATCGCTGGACCGGCAGCGGCTCTATTACCTTCTGAGGCTTGTGATGGAGAAGAGAAGCAACGGAAGCGTTGTGGGGACAACCAACACCCCATCAAGCACCTCTGCCAAAGGGATGTGGTCCCTTTCCGAGCAAGAGGTGAATAAATCCGTCTGGCCTATCGTCTACTCCGGTCCTCCCACTGTCGAATATCTCGTAGTCGCAGGCGGCGGTAGCGGCGGCCAATACGTCGGCGGCGGTGGTGGCGCTGGCGGGGTTCGCAGCGGCACGGCCTCCATCACTGGCGGGACGGCATACACGATCACGGTTGGCGGCGGCGGCGCGCAGAAAAACACAAGAGGGCGCGGTAACAGCGGATCAGCCTCGTCCGCCTTTTCTATTTCAGCGACGGGCGGTGGCGGTGGCGCAAACCTCGACACGTCAGGCGGCTCCGGCGGATCGGGTGGCGGCGGCGCAACTGACACCGGCGGAACGCTGACAAGCCCCGGCAGCGGAAATGCGGGCGGTTATTCCCCCGTTGAAGGATATGCCGGCGGCACGGCAGGCGATGGCATCGCGGGTGACGCTGTTACGGGCGGCGGCGGTGGCGCCGGCGCGGTTGGGCAAAACGCCAACCCATCTACGGTGCGTGGTGGCGATGGCGGCATTGGTCGCGTGTGGCCCTCTGGTTCGGCGACCTATTACGCCGGCGGTGGCGGCGGCTGCGGGGGCAATTCTGGAACGCCGGGTAATGGTGGCGCAGGCGGTGGTGGCGGCGGCACGACTGGGTCGGCCACGCCGACGGCAGGAACTGCAAATACAGGTGGCGGCGGTGGCGCTGGTCGCGGCGGTTCCGGCTCTCCTCCGGGCGCGGCTGGCGGATCGGGCGTGGCGATTGTCAGATATTCAGACGCCTATTCGCCGGCGGTTTCGACAACAGGTTCGCCCACGTATACCGTGTCCGGGGGGTACAGAACCTATACATTCACGGGCTCAGGCTCGATCACCTTCTGAGGAAGATCTATGGCTCATTTCGCGCAACTCGATATCAACAACACGGTCATTCAGGTCATCGTTGTGAACAACAACGAGCTGATTGATGAGAATGGCGTTGAGAGCGAAGAGAAGGGCATCGCGTTTTGCCAGTCTCTTTTCGGAGCTGAAAGCCGGTGGAAGCAGACGAGCTACAACGGCAACATCCGCAAGAACTACGCCGGCATCGGCTATTCGTATGACGTTGCGCGCGACGCCTTCGTCCCGCGCCGTCCTTATCCGTCGTGGATGCTGAACGAAGAAACCTGTTTATGGGAAGCGCCGGTGCCCTATCCAACCGACGGCAAGAACTATACATGGGACGAGGCATCTCAAGTATGGGTTGAGATCGTTTAGTCGTTCCGGGGGGCTTATGCCGTTTAGCTCAAGATCTGGCAAGGCATCTATCCAATGGGTCATGTCCAAGATTCCAAGCCCGAAGACGGCTCTGGATATCGGCTGCGGAGAAGGCACCTACGCAAAGCTCTTCCCAAAGCTTGAATGGACCGGGGTAGAGATCTGGGCCCCTTATCAGGATCAATATAAGCTTAAAGAGCTTTATCCTAACTTCTATATATCCGACGCGCGCACATGGGAGACCGGGCAGCGCTTCGATGTTTGTTTCCTTGGCGATGTTCTGGAGCACATGACGCAGGATGAGGCGCGTGCTCTTGTACAGAAAGCAAGGGTCTGGGCCGACACCGTCATCATCAGCATTCCAATCGGGCATCATCCGCAGGGCGAATATGCGGGGAATCCGCACGAGACCCACGTCAAGGACGATTGGTCCGACGAAGACGTGAAGAGCACCTTCGGAAATCCTTCATGGTCGCGCATAGATAAAGAGATCGGCATCTACGTGTATTCAAAGCACGAGATCAAGCTGAACTATTGCGTCTATGCAATCAGCAAGAATGAGGAACAATTTGTTAAACGGTTCTGCGAGTCTGCCAAGGAGGCTGATTACATCCTCATTGCTGACACTGGAAGCACTGATCGAACAGCGGACCTTGGATACGAATGTGGTGCTGTCGTACATGACATTTGCATCAGTCCGTGGCGCTTTGATATTGCTCGTAACGCTGCTCTCGCTCTTATACCTCGCAATATTGATATTTGCATTTCGTTGGATCTAGACGAGGTTTTAGAGCCCGGTTGGAAAGAAGAAATTGAAAAGGTCTGGTCTCCCGGTGAGACAACGCGCCTGCGGTATTACTTTGACTGGGGCTGCAACATCCGCTTCCTTTACGAGAAAATCCACGCCCGTCACGGCTATCGCTGGCATCACCCCTGCCACGAATATCCCGTGCCCGACGGGAGGATCACCGAGGTGTGGGCGCAGACGAATACCCTTCTTGTCAGCCATCATCCCGATCCGACCAAAAGCCGAGGACAATATATAGATCTTCTTGCGCTATCTGTGAAAGAAGATCCGCGATGCCCGAGAAACGCCTTTTATTACTCTCGCGAGCTGACATTCCATTATAGGTGGAAAGACGCTATTGATGCGCTGAAATCCTACCTAGAAATGCCTGAAGCTACATGGTCAAACGAACGCTGTTATGCAATGCGCCTTCTCGGAAAGAGCTATGCAGAGATCGGCGACCTTGTTCAGGCTGAGAAATGGTATTATCAAGCGGCAGGCGAGGCTCCCAACACGCGCGAACCTTGGTGTGAGCTTGCGATGCTTATGTATCGCCAACACCGCTGGGAAGAATGTTTCGCGGCCTCGATGCGCGCTCTTCGCATTGTGGATCGGCAGCTCGTCTATACTTGCGATCCAACTGTTTGGGGGCATTGGCCGCATGATCTGGCGAGCATATCTGCGTGGCATCTTGGGCTGTCCAATATAGCATTGGAGCAGGCCAAGCTCGCTGTCGAAAAGACACCCGATGATGAGCGCTTAAAAGCAAATCTTTCTTGGATTGAGGATGAATTAAAAAAAAAAGATCAGTCCCTAACATCATCCACATGATTTGGCTGATCGGGCCTAAATCGCGCGAGTTCAGCTACATCAATTATCTGGCGGTGAAGACGGCGGCGTCAGTGCAGAAGCCTGACGCGATCTTTCTTTACTGCAATAAAGAGCCCGAAAATAACCCGCATTGGGAGATGGCAAAGCAATATGTGCAACTTGTGCATATACAGCCGCCCGAGGAGTTCGAGGGCGTCCCTCTCCATAGCTGGCCGCAATACCAAGCCGACGTGATTCGCCTTCAAAAACTATATGAGCTCGGAGGCATCTATTTGGACACCGACAGCATACTCCTGCGCCCTTTGGATGACCTGATGGACCACGATGTTGTTCTTTCCGGCGCGGTCAAAGGTTTCACGCCAGAGGTCAGGGAAGGGGTCGATTCCATTTCTGCCGGCGTCATGCTGTCTAAGCCCAAGGCCAAGTTTTTTGAGATATGGCTCAGCCGATTGGCAGATGGGTTGCGCAAGGATCTGTGGGCGTGGCACGCGGTCAATCTCCCGGCTGTAATTGCTCAAGAGCGCCCGGAGCTTCTTCACCTGCTCCCACAGAAGGCTTTTACGCCTTTTGATTTTTTAGATACTTGGGTGTGGGAGGAGCGAGGTGTTGATGCCCTCATGGCTTCATTTGATCGGCCCTATGCGGCCCATATGTGGGACAGCGTGTGGGTTGATCATCTTAAAAAAGTAGATGCCAATTATTTGAAATCCGTGGATAATTCCGTCACAAGATTGCTGACGGGACAACTTGGACTGTCGGCTAAATGATGATGGAAGTGTCGCCGTGTGGGATTTCAGCCTGCGCGAAATTGCAATCGACCGGCTCAACCATCGATTGCAAGCCAACCTTAAAGCAATGCTTCGGCGAAGCCTTGGAGGACAAAGCGGCCTAAATCGCTGCTTTCTATAGCCTCTTGCGGGCTCGTCGGCTAAAATGGAGCGACGAGGAGGCCCCCCATGCCGCAAGCATTCAACAACTCCGTTTCAAATAACGTGACTTCGGTCACAACGGTCTACACCGCCCCAGCCGCTACAACCTCTGTTGTTGTCGGGCTTATGGTAGCAAACGACACCTCGACCGACACCACGGTCACGGTCAGCCTGACCAAGGGCGCGACCACGGTCAGCCTGCTCAACTCTGGGCCCCTGCCGGGCAATAGCAACATCGCCGTGCTCACTAACAACACGCGCCTTGTGCTGATGACTGGAAATAGTCTTGCAGTCACCGCGGGCCAGAACGTCGATGTTTCGGTTTCTGTCCTCGAAATCACCTAATAGCGGAGCCTGAGATGACCTCCAGCGCCCAGAACAGCCGGCAGACTCTTTTGCAAAAGGGGACTGCTGCGGTCCCCGGCATTGCGTTCCAAGGTGACAACAACACCGGCGTCTATTCCCCCGGCGCAAATGAGATTGCTATTGCTACGAATGGGTCGGTGGCCCTTTCGGTTGACTCATCTCAGAACGTGGCGATGACAAATGCCCTTCCGGTTGGGAGCGGAGGCACCGGGTTTAAGACCTACACGACCGGCGACATTCTTTACGCTTCGGGGTCTGGAACGCTCTCAAAGCTTGGCATTGGCTCCAACGGCTACGTGCTGACGGTAAACTCGGGCGTTCCGGCATGGACCGCTGCTGCCTCCTCCGGCGTTGCCAGCATCTCGTTCGGCTCGACCGGACTGACGCCTTCTTCTGCAACGACTGGGGCAGTAACGGTTAGCGGCACTCTTGCGTTGAGCAACGGTGGAACAGGGTCTGGAAATGCTTCTGGGGCTCGCAATAATCTTGGCCTCGGTTCAATTGCAACGCAAGATTCTAGCAATGTCAGCATAACTGGCGGCACTATTGGTGGAAACGCTTCTGTAAGCACGACAGGCAACGGCCAGTTCGGGCGTGTAATTGCCACCACAGGTACTGGCGCAGGAACTGGGTACACTTTTACTAGCGGGGATGCTTCCTTCGCTACGTTGGGCGGACACGCTTTCATCAATTTCAGCGCTTACTGTTCGATGTACTCATCTGACAGCAATACTAAATTAAATTGGGAGGTAGGGAATACCTCAAACACACAGGTGATGAATATCACTACCAGTTTGTTTCAGGTGAACAGTACGGATGCCGCGAAGCCCGGTGGTGGTTCGTGGATTGCCACCTCTGACGTTCGCGTGAAAAAAGACATTCAGGACTATACGCTGTCCGCAGATGCTCTTCTTACGCTGCGCCCTGTTAGCTATCAGTATAATGGCCTATATGGAACGCCCGAAAACGGGAAAACATACATCGGCTTGATCGCTCAAGAAGTGCAGAATACTCCGTTCTCTTCAATGGTTGGAACGTACAATTATGAAGGAACGCAGCTTCTAAACCTTGATACGTCTCAACTTGTATATGCGCTTATCAATGCTGTGCAGGATCTGACGGCTCGGGTCAAAGCTTTGGAATCTGGAGCCGCTTGATGGAACCGCAGGCTATTATCAATCTTGCAGGCGGATCTCTTCTCGCTGTCATGGGTTGGTTTGCGCGTCAGCTCTGGGACGCCGTCCGCGAGCTCAGGCAAGACCTGCATCGCATCGAGATGGACCTTCCCAGCAACTACATGCGGCGCGATGATTTTCGCGAAGGCATGAAAGAGATCAAAGACCTCTTCGGCGAGGTCTTCAAAAAGATTGACGATTTGAAAGAGAAAAAGGCGGATAAATGAGTTTGGATATTGACCGCATAACTAAATCAGTTGGTGCGGTCACTGCCGTATTCGCTATGGTTGGCGGCGGATACACGGCGTCTGATAAGCTTGGTCTATTCCGAAAGCCTATCCTCGAGTGGTCTGCGGAGCATTTCAGCATCACAGATGGCCCCGCCAGTGGTGACTTTTCCGTGGTGGCTGCTCGCCGCAAAATTCGCGATGACTGCTCAGTTGAGCAGTTCCGGCTGGAAGTCCGCGATTCTCGCTACATCGTCCATAAGGCGAATCCGTCGATTGCGACGTTTTCCGGACCGGCGAATGATAAGGTAGACAAGTTTGGATACGGTATCACCATCGAAGACCCGCAGAGGGTTGCTCCCGGTCGGGCGACGTTGCTGGCTCGCATCAAATACAAATGTCCAGAAGGTGAGGTGCTGATCAACTACCCCGACCACGCCAATCTGACCTTCAACATAACAAGGCAGGAGCCGTAGAGGTGATTTATGGACCCGGCCACTATTGCGCTGATCTTTGGCGCTGCCAAAACGGCCTATTCCGCGATCCAGCAAGGCATAAAGTTTGGCAAAGACATTCAGTCCATGTGCGGGGATGTCGCCAAGCTATACGGGTCTGTAGCCAAATTAACGCAAGCATCCGCCAATCCGCCTAAGCCAAAGCTTTTCAGCAAAGTTACGGCAGAGGAAATTGCTTTAGATATAGTACAGAAGAAAAAACAAGCTGAAGAATGGGCTGAACAGGTAAAAAACGAGTTTGTCGCAAAGCACGGTCTAAAGGGCTGGGATGAGGTGCAAAAGGAGATCATCCGGGTTCGTAAGCAACAACGAATACTTGAGGAGCAAAGGCGTCGAGACGAAGAGCAAATGAAGCAGGATTTGCTTTTGCTGGGCTCAGTTGTTTTCGTGGCTTTTGTGCTTATGGCGACTGTTTTAACGGTTGCTATTATCATCCACTAAGGAGAACGCGATGCGTATGTCGGCAGATGGATTGGCGCTGGTTAAGGAGTTCGAAGGCCTGCGTCTGAAGGCATACAAGTGCCCTGCGGCGGTGTGGACTATTGGTTACGGCCATACGTCGGCGGCGGGCAGCCCTACCGTCAATCCGGGCATGGAAATCACCAAGGACGAAGCCGAGGCAATCATCAAGCGCGACATGGTGCAGTATGAGGCCGGCGTAGAAAAGCTCGTCAAAGTTGAGCTTACACAGGGTCAGTTTGATGCTCTGGTGGATTTTGCCTACAACGCTGGCGTCGGCGCGCTTGCCAAGTCTACACTGCTAAAGCGTGTCAATGAAGAACGGTTTGACGACGTTCCCGCCGAATTTATGAAATGGACTCGTGGCGGCGGCAAAGAGCTTCCGGGTCTGGTTCGTCGCCGTCGCGCAGAGGTCAAATTGTGGCGCGGTTTGGATACCGAGAAGCCCATCCCGGTTGAAGAGTCCCGAGCGGAGCCCGACGCCCCCGCCCCTAAAAAGAGCATTGTTCAGTCCAAGGAAGCGAACGGCGCTGTGATTGCCGGCGGAGCCGGGGCCATCGCGGTCGTGCAGGAGGTCATGCCCATCGTGAAAGAGGGTGGAGACATCTTGTCCGCGATGAGCACAACCGCCATCGTATGCCTTGTAATTGTCGTAGCCGCGGCTGCCATCTGGTATTTCCGCAAACAGCGACTCGATGAGGAGGGCGCATGATTGGATTTTTGCTCTCGCCTATCGGGCGATTCGTCAGCGCTGTTGGTGGCGTTCTAGTCGCCATTCTGGCAATATATGGGAAAGGCCGCAGAGATGCTGCGGCAAAGATCGAGGCAGAGGCGCAGGCTGACGCATCGAGGAGGGTTAACAATGCCGTTCGTGCTGGCGATAGCGTTGCTACTGATCCTGCCCGGCTGCGCGACAATGACGGGCACCGC